TCCAGATGCAGCAGCTGTGATACGGCCTTGTGCATCAACAGTGATGTCGGCTGCGGTGTAACTTCCTGCGGTGACACTTGTATCCGCCAGCTTCGCTGCGGTCACAGCGTCGTTAGCAATAGTCAGTGCGCCTGAGTTGCTGATTGTGGCATCGCCAGACAATGAAACAGCGGCTGCAACATTGCTGCTGTTACCAACAATTAACTGACCAGAAGTCAGGCTTGCAAGCTTGGTCAGCGCAATGCTGCCAGCCAACATCGCGTTAGTGACTGTGCCGCTATCGCCGGTTGTGATGATCGTTCCTGTGACATTAGGGAACGTAATTGTGCGATCAGCAGTTGGGTTGGTAATTGCGAAGGTGGTTTCGTAATCATCAGCAGAGCTGCCCTCAAACACAAGAGAAGATGCAGTGCCGAGCGTTACGTTGCCGCTGAACGTTGTCGTTCCAGTAAACGTCGGGCCAGCCAGTGACGCCTTCTCAGTGTCAAGCTCTTCAATCGCAGCCTGAACGTTCGTCGCCGCAACATTGCCTGTTGGGCTGAATGAAACGTTGTTTGCAGCCGTAGCGGCCAGAGCCGTTGACAAGTCGAGAACCTGCCAGCTTGTGCCTGTAGAAAGCAGGAAGTCAGGCGGTGCCAAAGCTTCCGTTGGTGCATTGCCAGACCCTGTACCAGAAACACTGACGGTCAAATAGTGATTCAGGTTGCTAGACGCTGGCGAAATTAGTGCCTGGCCGACAGTCAGACCGATTGCAGTGCCCTTAGCAGTTACTGAAGCAACAAGGTTTGTGCTGGCGTCATACGTTCCAGCAAACACAATCTCACCGCTAACAATGTCAATCGACTTGAAAGCGTTTCCATCGTAGAGGTAAAGATTTTCGTTGAAGGCGTCATACAGAAACTGACCGTTAAAATCCGCAGTTCCAAAATCAACGACGCCGTTTGTGTCTGGAGCGCCTGCAAATCTGACGCTAGAACCGTTGGCAAGTTTGCCGCCGGTCACAGCATCGTTTGCGATCAGTGATGTTCCGATCGTTCCGGAAGTCAGCTTGGCTGCGCTGATGTCTGGGATGTCAGAAGCAGATAGGGTGGTGCCTGCAGTGACGTGACCACGAGCGTCAACAGTGACTTTTGGATAAGTGCCAGCAGTAACACCTGAGTTGTCATGAGTCAGCGCACCAGCGCCACTGACTGACAACGCGCCAGAGGGGACAGATAAGCCACCTTTTGCGGTTGTTGTGCCTGCAGGCAAATCAGTCCCGGTCAACGCAGTCGTTGCCGTGATATGGCCCTCACTGTTAAAAGTGATGCCGCTAGTCGTTCCAGCTGTAATGCTGTCGGTGTGGTTCAGCTGACCGCTGCCAGTAACGCTCAGACCGCTGCCAACAAAGACGCCACCAACTGCAGAGCTAGTTGCCTTAGGCAGATCACCTGCAGCAATGCTTCCGACAGCAGTGATGTGACCAGAAGCGTTGACGGTAAAACCGTTTTTGGTCTGACCAGTGACACTGGACTGGTGAGAGATGACACCGCTGCCATCAACACTCAGGCCAGAGGCAGACGGCACACTGATTGCACCACGGGTTGATGCCGTTGCAGGATCAACGGAAAAGGTGCCAGATGTTGAAGTCAGGCCAGTGCCTGCGGCTGCACCACCAAGAGCTGAATCGGTCGCAACCGGCAAGTCACCAGAAGCAATAACCCGCGACGAATAAGCGCCGCCAGCGCCGGTAGGACCAGCAATAAATTCTTTGGCTGTCGAGCTAGAGCCAAGTGAGCTTGGGCTTATCGATGCAAGCTTGGCCGCCGGGATACTGGCGTCATCGATCAGGTCAACGCCTTGCTCTACAAGGCTTTTGACGGTGACTTTCTTGGTCTCGCTTGCGCTTACGTCGGCAATGGGTAGAACATCACCCGAAGCAACATCGGCTTCAGCCAGCTCTGTAAGGGCTGTGATCTTCTGATCTGCCATTACCTAAAGCCCCTACGAGACTAATCTTCAAGCTCTAGCTTACCGCTACCAGGCTGCTCAAGCAGGATGCGATCGGTATCTTCCTTCAAAACATAACGGGTGACAATGCCCCTGCCTAGCTTGGGCGTTATCGGGCCAGTCGTCACAAAGTTAAAATTAGAAAGCACTAAATCATTTGTGCCTAAACCAATAGCAGCATTTGTAACAATGCCTTTAAATTCAAAATAAAATTGATCGCCACTTCTTGTAAAGTTGTTGCCAGTTTCAATAATATACAACTCGGCATCAAACTCTGCGCCTAACTTTTGTCTTAGAAGCAACTCGTGCAAGTAGCTTGGCACGTCTGAGTCAACGGGCAACTTGGCAATCGTAGGGTTGTAATGAAACATGCACTCAATGCTGCCGCTTCCACTTATCAAGCCACTTTCGTTTTTTCTAAACTCATCACTAAGCGCAGTAACGTCTGCAACCTCGCGATCATTGTTAAGTTCAAACGAACGCACCAAGCCCAAAACGTTGTACTCTGCTTGAACGCTTTTAACCTCAACTGGAATAGCTGTAGAAATTGTCGCTAAAGATATTTTGCCCGTATTGCCACCGTTTAAAGCATTAGAAAACGTGTCGTAAAGGCAGATGCCACCTAGCTCATCGACATTGACGTACCAAGCGCCATCGGGCAGCTGACTGCCTCCGTCCCAACCCGAAGCATCAATAAATGCAAGGTCCGCGCCATTTGTACTTGCAATTTGCAAACGGTCGCCCGTTACCAACATTTCCTGTGGAAAGTCAAAGCTAAAACGCTTCTTGGCCGCATTTACGTCACCAGGATCAATAGTGCTCGCAAAAGTTGCTGCAGGGGTACTGCGGCGCAGCTTGACGACTCCTGAGTTGCCGAGAAAAACAGTCATAGTGACTTACTCGCAAAATCACCACTCATCGTGTAACCAACGTTGACTCGCATGACCTCACCAACGGCACACGCCAATTCAGCGCTGGTTAGCACTGCATCAAATTCCAAAAACTTATCATCAAACTTTAGCTTCAGCCTTGCAGTAGCAGTAATCGAAGGGTCTGCCACCGTGTCTTGGTTGACCTGATTCAATAGCTTGACTGGTGCATCGCTGTAATACAGAACAGTCAACGCTCCAGATGCTGTCTTGATGCCCGTCGTAAAGGTTCGAGCACCTTCGCTCAGGGTCGTCACCTCTAGTGCGTCGGTGTTAGCCGTCAAGGACCACTGCACAACCTTGGCGACTGCGATGCCCCCAAGCTCAACGCTGCCATCTTGACCCGCGTAATACTTAGCCATGGTCAGACACCCTCAAGCTCGCCAATGAACTCACACGTCACTGTAGACAGTCCTGGCTTAACGCTTGTAACTGATGGTGGCGATGCGTATTTCCACTTCAACAGGCTGTTCGTTTCCGTGAACCAAGGGGTAAGAGGCCCAGACTCTCCAGTTGTGTCTGTTGCAGCAACGTCGTTAACGGTAAACCCGACATAGCTGTCGTCTTCCATCACGTCTACATAGTTCTCCAAAATCAACTTAGCGTTTTCGTCCGTGATGTTTGCAAACGTTAGAGAGAGGCTGCTGCTATATCGCTGGTTGCCGTAACGCACCCGAACAACAGCACCATTTTGCGCCTGAAACTGCTGCTCAGGAAAAACACCAGGCGTGTAGGAACGGCTAGTGGGAACCAACGCTGGAAAGCTAACTGCCGTCATCCGCCCGTCACCGTGAACTGCGTTGGATCAGGGTTAATCGTAGCCAGCGTCCCATTTCTAGTCAAAGGCTCGTGGCTGGCACTGATGTCAACAAAACCCTCATCATCAATCGTAATGCTGGTTACTCGATAGACACGCTTTTCTTGATTCTGCATCCTTACGGTGAAGATCGACCCAAAAAACTCAGGGTCGCCTGTCTTGTTGTCGGTTACAGACAGAGTGTCCTCCTCAACCTCTGCACGACCTGGCTTCCAGTAGAACACAGGAGTGCCGTCACTGTTGTTAATAGGTGTTGTTGAAGTAATGCCGCCATGCTGGTCAATACTGCCGTTGTTGAAACGGCTTGTATGAGTCGTCTTAGAGACAACCTTGATGAAGTCGCCAGGCGCAATCGTTAGCGCACTACTCGGAGTCGTCTTAAAAGAGATCGAGTGATCACTGTGTTTTCTTGTGAGCAATTTATATTTTGCGATGGCCTGAGCATGGTCACTCCTGGTGCAGAATTTAGTCATGTCGATGTACTCTTCAGGGTCATCAATTGACCCTCCGCTGTCGTTATTTAGACGCACTTGAATAATTTTTTGAGATGCAAAGCCATTCTCTTTTTCCTCTCTGTATGCAACAGTAATCTTGGTTGGCTGGCGATCTTGTGCAGGCAAAAAGCTTACCTGCATGTCCTTCATGTTGCCGTCAGTAAACAGAGCTTTGATATTATCGGCAATTTTTTTGGCAGGATCAATCCTAAAATCGCTCGGGTTGTAAGGCACTGCAGGCGTTAAAGAAAACTTACCACCGATAACCGTAAAGTTCAAAAGACTAAACGCGGCATTTGCAAAAATAAATTCTCTAACTGATGTTTTATTCTCAATAATTCCGTCAAATGTAAAATTATTTGCCCGACAGAATTTAGCTGCGATCGTCATCGCATCGCGGTCTACAGTGCTTTCAGGAATGCGTTTACCCGCTCCAAGTCTTTCGCTTACCAAAAGGTTATACGCAATCTCGGCAAAATTATTCGTTGACGCTTTTAAAGCATCTTTGCTGGACGACGCCCCAGTGTCCGTAATAAGCCGATCGACCTGTATGCCTTGCTTTACATAGGCACTTAGCTGTCCCATTGATGTCCAGTCTTTACCTGCCTGGAGGCGCAAACCCAAAAGCGACAAGTCGTTGTATTGAGCAGCACCTTGATTTGGCTTTCGCTTATCAGGTCGAATCATCTCATTAACGAAAACAACAGAATGTTCTGGGCCGTCCTGGTGGCTTGTTTTTTCTTGCTCATATTTAGGGAAGTCAGCAATAGCATCTTTGACATTTAAAGCACGCTCTTCTGGGTCAATAACCTCTGAACCTAACTCAGTAATGTTGAGCGACACCTCTACTTCAGGATCATCTGAATCGGGAAACTCAAAAACAACTCTCTTGTCTTGCGTGTAGCCAGAGCCAGGATCTACGATCCTCCAAGTCCAATGACCTTCGT